GCTCCACTATTTGCACCACCACTCATACCATCACCTGCATTAACTGCGGTAATATCACCGGCTCCACCACCACCACTAATACCTAAATTAGTAGTATGGAATGAAGCGGAATCACTTGTACCACCATAACCTGGCGTAGAGAATGCAATAAACTTTCTTGTAACATATAATTGTTCAGTATTTTCTACCCAAATTATCTGCCCATCTCTAAGTCTATCGTGATATATGCCTGTCATGTCTGAAGCAGAAGGTACAGTAGTCCAACCACCTTGTACATATTGTACTGATGTGAATGAGCCCGAAGCCCCACTTCTTACATAAATATCACCTGCCGTTGTTGCCATCTATTTTTCTTCCTTTTCCTATGGTGCTGACGCTGAGTCAGGCATTAAATAATATCTTGAGTTATTTGTATTTTTACCTTCTGCAAAAATAACTCCCCATTTTGAATATCCTTCTACTGCATTTTGAGTATTGAAGTAATATACACCTGTTCCAATTGTACCAGGTATGGATGCGTCTTTTGCATATACATAGTATTCATTTGCAGTACCCGTACTATCTGGCGGTACTCCATCATACATACTTACAGGTTTACCACCTTGATTTGATGCGGATGGGAATACTATCATTAATCTTCTTGAAGTACCACTAAAGTTTATATATCCAAAACTTGATACTCCTGTTGCGTTACTATCTGATAATGTTGCTTTTGAACTACTTCCAAATAGTAACATTTGTCCACCAACATATGTTGGATTGAATGTTGTACCAAGTGAACCACTTTGTAGTTTTGCAATTACTGAACCTGCTTCAATATCTACACCATCACCACCACTATCACCCATAGATGCGATTGCAGTTGATTCATTTGCGGCAGAACCACCATCCCAACCATATATGTATGTTTTCGCTACAGGGTCAAGAATTGTTATACTTCTATTGTAACTTGTTGACTTATCAAAGTTGTCAAATACAGATGCGCTATAGTTGTAAGTTACACCTGTACTAATTGTTCCTACACTTTGTAGTTGATATGATGATGAGTTTGCATTTTGTGGTACAAGTTTTAAATTACCTGCGTGTGTTCCACCTAATGAAGCTGAGAATGGTGTATCCGATTCTGTATCTGATATAGTAATCGTTGTAAGATTTGTTGATGCCGCAACTGATGCGGTCATGTTTGCACCTACTTCACTAAATGTTGCGGTTGGTGCAGCATTTGCAACTACACTTACTGATATACTTCCTGAACCTATATTATTAAATTGGTCTTGATATGTTATAGTTGATGTAATTGTATCACCACTACCTGTACTTGAACCACTTATATGTACACCTATTGTTAGTTTACCATTACTGTTTACTGCTATGGCTGCATTAGATGAAGTAAATGCTTGTACTGCTGCGGAATTATATTGAGGTGAATAAGTAACTCCTAAGTCACCTTGTGTTCCTGTTAGACCATCAGCATTAATTTTTATATGTGCTCCACTCTCTGCACTTTCTATTACTCTAAATGTACCATTTGTAGTTAAAGTACCTATTGGTGCTGATGCGATTGTTACATTATGTTTAGTAGTACCTACTCTAAATCCATGAGAATCTTTTATAGATGCGGTCATTGGATAAACAGAACCACTTAAATTATTTTTTGGTTGTACTAAGTAAGTGTCACCAGATTTATATGCGTTCAGTTGTCCACTTGGGTCTGTAAAAGTAAATGAATCATGGTTTAGTGAATCACTTTCTGTATCTGTAAATGATATTGTTGTAATTGTACTACCACTTCTTGCACCATTTGTATTTAAGTTTGCAGATGTGTTACTGAAACTTGGAACAGGTGCGTTATTGATAACAACTGCTATGTTTTGATTTACATATTGTTTAGTTGTTTCAAATCCATGTTCTGATGCGGTTAATTCTACTGCGATTGTACTTCCACTTGAATATGCCGAACCACTTAGGTTACTTGCTAACCTTAAAGTAGTACTTGAACCTGTTGTTGCAGATAATCCAATTAAATTACCTGTTGATTTGATTTCCCATCGTTGAGATGCGCCTGATGACCACAATCCACTTGTTCCTGTTCTACCATTTGAACCTATTTTTATTTCATTACCACTTGTTGCGGATTCTATGATATATAAATTGTCCCAATTGTCAGATATTGCACTTGCTGCGTCATCTGCGATGTTAATTCTGATTAAACCTGTATCAGATGTTGTATTAAATGCGTCTTTTACTGTTACTTGATAAAAATATCTATTTGCAACATCAGAATTTAGATAAACTCCATTCTTTCTTGTTACAACACCTGCAGAACTACATTGGAATGGGTTAGAATGTGGGTCATATAAAGAATTACCACCTAAAGATGAGGTAATATTTGAACCACCATCTAAATTTGCCTCTTTTAAAGTAAAATTACTAAATGTTATTGTATCACCTGTTGGGTCTGTTGCGGTTATTGTACCCACTTCATCACCATTACTACTATTTTCGTTAATACTTCCTAATGTTTGGTCATTTACTGTTGGACCAACATTATCAACGACTGCTATTTGGAAAGGTAAGTATGCAATTGCTGCAGTATCATCACCACTTACATAGTGTTCGTCACTTGCAGTTAAAACTAACTCGTATTTTGGAGTAGTTTCATAATCTAATGACGCCGTTGTTTGATTTAACTGAACATATGTACTTGCTTTAGTAAATGTGAACCCACTTGGTACTGAACCACTTCCTATTGTTATAGTATCACTTTCGTCATCAGTAAAATATACTCTAACTTTGTTGTTTGCTGCAGTTGAGTTCTCATTTAGTGATTGTGTAAATGTAGTTACTACTGAACCACCGACTGATGTTTGTCTCCATTTAGGAGCGGTATTAGGAGTTACCCTAATGTATATTGTTTTTGAACCAACACCTGCGAATGTATCTACTGCCTCTACTAAGAAAGGATGTGAACCACTACCTGGTGTACTATCAGTATTTAAAGATGATGTTGATTTAGTATTTAGAGTTACTGCACCTGCTGATGATATTCTAAACTTATCAGCAGTATAAGAACTTGCAGTTCTAAATGTAATTGATTGTCCCTCTGCGTCTGTTGCCGCAACCGTACCAACTGATGAACCACTTGCTACAAATTCACCTATTGTAAATCCGTTAGTTGTTATTGAAGGTACTGTATTTGGGAAAAATACCTTTTCTATAAACTGAGATAATGAACCACTTGTTCCTTGATTAGTGTTGTAAACACCTGCAGGTAAACTTGTATTAGATATTACTCTATTACCATCGAATATTGTAAAACCTGTTGCGAATGAAGCGGTTGCAACTGACATAGAACTTGTCTGATTATTTGAAATAGCAGAACCTGTAAAAGTATTAAGTGCGCTAATGTCAGTAGAACCACCACCACTACCTGTATTTGCATTATCAATATAAATAACACCACCCATATTACCATGGTTAGTACATTGATAGTATAAGACTCTTGGTGCGTCAAATTGTACATCCCAAGTTAATGTTCCACTTGAAAGATTATTATTTGTTACACCATCATTATATGCAGTACCTGCTGACCCATTTGGAGTTGATTGGATTCTAAATGGGTGTGCACCACCTGCATTATGTATAAATTTATATTTTTGACCTCTTGTTAAATATATTGTTGGGTCATTTTCTGCACCTGTTAAACCTGGACCAGTAAATGTATAATGACTAGCCCCATCTGCACCCAATGTCCATTGTGCCGCATAATTACTTAATTCTGCAACTGAGGCTGAATCTACACTTGTGATAGAACCACTAAGTATACCTGCGCCTAATCCTGCGATTGCCGTTGCTGATAAAGAACCTGATATATCAGATGATAGTTGTGCTGAAGATGATATTATACCACCTGCGTTTTGTAATTCTATCCAAGCACCACCATGCGCAAAGTATCCTTTACCTGTTGCGTGGACATGAGCAAACATACCATGATAATCAGCAGCTGCTGGTAAATCAACTATATTACTGTATACATTAGCGTATTGTACTTTAACATTTGGTAAATCTACAATACCTCCAGATTGAGATATAAATCCGGCTGATGTTATTTGAGCTGAACTACTTATAGTTCCACTTGGAACACTACCACCACCACCGCCTGAACCTGTGTTGATTGTTACTGTTACTGCAGTCCCTACATTTGATGCGCTAACTGCGTTTCCTACGAAGTTAAAACTACGAACCGCTTTTGTTATTGCAGTTCCATCATGAGATGCCGTTATATTTGTTCCACCACCACTTCCACCACCTGCGAGTGATGATAAATCTACTGTATTTGCGTTAGATATACTTAATGTACTATTAGAATCGTTAAAACTTAGTGTTTGGTGGTCACCTGCGGTTTCTACTGCGGTTAATCTTGTAGATACCGAACTTGACATAGCAGGATATGTAACTTGTCTAAAATTATTATTAGCAGTTATTGAATTTCTTTGAAAGTTATTAATTGTAGTTGGTTTATTCTGTATAGAATTATATGATACTTGGGAAGACCCAGATAATGTTCCTGCTGGAAGATTTGCAATTATCTGTGCAGATGATGAAATTACTCCATCATTGTATGACCCGCTAAATGAACCTGTATAATCAAATGCCAATGTTATATCTCCAATTAAATACTTTTACCTATATAAATAGTTAAATATTTTCATAAAATATTACTAATCGAATGAAAATAATAATTTTAGAACTTCATCTAAGGATTCGTGTCTGTGATTGTCTTTTAAATTTACATTAAAAACATATTCAGACTCTTTCAATTTATGAACTTCATGTACTGCTGAATCGTTTGCAAATTTTAAATCTATTTGTTGAGGGTCACCACATAACATCATTCTTGAATGTTTACCTAACCGACCTAAAACCATAGCTAATTGTTGTTTAGTTAAATTTTGAAACTCATCTACTATAACTATTGAATTATCAAAAGTTCTGCCTCTAAAATGTGATAAAGACACTAATTCAATATTTTCATCACTTTCCATCTTCTGTAATATGTTTGGTTTGTTATAAACTTTTCTCATATTAGAACGAATTGGAACTAACCAGGGTTCCATTTTTTCATCTAATGAGCCAGGTAAAAATCCATTATCTTCATTTGATATAGTTGGTCGTGTAATTACTATTTTATTTACTTCCCTCTTAAAAAAACTATCCAATGCAATCTGTACTGCTAATAATGTTTTACCACTACCTGCTTTTCCTAATATAAAATTAAATGGATGGTTTCTTATTTGTGACTTTGCGAGTTTTTGCTCCTCTGAAAGAGTAATTGAGAATCTAACATTTCCTTTTGGTGCTCGCTTAGTAATGTTTTCTGGCATAGACAATCCCTTTTGTGATTTAATATAAATATGAGTGGGCATAAAAAAAGGGTGACCGAAGCCACCCTTAATTTAATGATAGTTAAGACTATTACTGTCCTAATACCTCTAATCCATGACAAATTACTTTACCATAGAACTCACCTCTTACCATTTGTTTAGCGTATCTAGTCATTACACCTTTTCTTGGTTGGAAGTTAGTTGGGTCATACACAAGTGGAGTCATAATTAATGGAATGTATGGAGCGTAAACTGCACCAGTTTCTAAGAATTGTGAACCTTTGAATCCTAATAGGATTACATTTTCTTTCATGTATGGGTTTTTGTATACTTGGTATCTGTTAGCAAAAGAACCTACTTGGCTTACACCAAAAGCGAATTGCATTTCGTTACCTGTACCATTTGAATGGAAACCTGGAATAGACTCAATGATTGTAGCAACATCTGGAGATACTACCATAAAGTTTGCTCCACCTCTCATAGTCTTCGCGTGGATTTGGTTAGAAACTCTCTGTAACTGAGTACCTAAAGTCTGGAACCATTGTTGTTGAGTATATCTCTCAACTGCCGCGTTAAGACCACTTGAAACGAATGCATTTCCGTCCCATGAGAATCCGATTCTAGCTGACCACTTAGCTTCAGTTAAAGCATTTTCCAATAACATATCTAAGATTTCTAAGTCAATCTCTTGTGAGATGTACTCAGATAACATAGAAGTTAATTCTGCTTCAGCGTCAATTGAGTGATAAGCGTTTAAATCTTGTGCGAACTCAGGCGTCCATTGTGCTTTCAACTTTCTTGTCTTAGCAACGATTGGAACACTTCTAAGTTCAACATTCAATTCTGGAATACCTAAGTCAGAACCACCAGCAGTAGTATCTTCAAAGTCACCTCTTGTGATATCACTTGGTTGTTTTTGATACTTAACTTTTGCGTTAATTGCGTTAGCTGCTGCGTTCATAAGTACAACAAACTTGATGTTTGATGAACCATCATACTTAGTAAATCTTGGATAGAAATCTGCTATTGCAGACCCAGAAATTGAGTATGCTCTAACACCTTCTAAATCAGGATTAGTTAATGCGTCTTTAGATACAGAAATTGTTCTAAGTAATGCATAGTTTGCAGATGATAATGAAGCTGAAAATTCAGAGTCATAATCTAAGTCAGACAATGCAACAGAACCTGTAGCGATTTCAGTTGAACTCGCTGCTGCAGCTACTGCTAATGCAGCTGATTCAGTTTCGTTGATTGAATATCCAAATCTTCCAGCTCCGTAAAGACCTTCACTTGCTTCAGCTGCAGTTTCAGTTACACCGAATACTGAGTCAGTTTGTGAATCTTTTCCAGCACCTGTTTGGAAATTTGGTTGTGCCGTTCCATATTTGAAATCTAGATAAAATACTAGACCAGATGGAAGGTTCATTGGTTGTACAGAAACGAATTCCTTCGCAGCGATTTCGCTGAAAATTCTTCTAACCAATGGAAGTGCTACACCTGCCCACTCTTCAGAGTTTGCAGAAGTACCAGTTGAAGAAGCCTCTTTTACTAATTCTCTAGCTTGGTTCTCAAGTAGAGTAGCAATAGAACTTCTCTCGAAATCAGACTCGATACCTTCTAAAAGGCCAGTCTTTTCCCACTTAGCTACTAATCCTTTTGACTCTTCAGACATTTTCTTAGTATACCCAGCGGATTCGTTTAATAATGAATTTGTGTCCATTGTTTTCTTCCTCTATTTTTTAAATTATTTTATTAATCCTGCTAACTTCTTAAATCTGTTAGCAACTTCGTTACCTTCAGAGATTATTCCTTTGTTAGGTGCAGTACTTGCAGTTGGTTTAGAGGCAATTCCCTCTTTAACAACAGTTTTCTTTTTTCTTGCAACATTTAAGTTTTCACCTAATGTAGCAAAAACAAGCTTAACTTCTCTTAAGTTTGCAGCTCTATCAAAGTTCTCGATAACTTTAACTTTTTGTGACTCATTCAAATCAAAAGTTCTGAATAGTTTGTTAGTATAAAGTAATTTAGCATTCAATAAGTTTACTTCGTTGATTGTTCCTCTTAAAGATTCGATAGTTGCGTATGCCTCTTTCAATTCTTCTTCGTAAGTTTCATCAGCTTTTTCTTCTTCTTCGTCTACTTCATTTTCTTCTACTTCTTCTTCTTCGTTCACTTCCTCTTCTTCGTCAACTTCTTCTTCTTCAGTCATAGATTTTAGAGTTTCAATGATTTCATCAATGTTTAACTCGTCATCGTTTTCAACTTCAGATGAATCAGATGCGTCATCAGATGGTTCAGCGTTTTCGCCGTCACCAATATCAGATGAGTCTAGTTCTTCTTTTACTTCTTCTTCCTCGTCAACTTCTTCTTCCTCGTTGATTGAAGCTTCTAATTCTTTGATTACAGATTCCAAGTCAAGTTCTTCTTCCATGTCTTCTTCATCCATCTCTTCACCTTCGTAAGTTTCGTCTGCAGGACCTTCTTCTTTTTCTTCTTCGTCATGCATTTCGTCTTCGTGTGAATCGACTTCTGAGTCAATCATGTCTTCGACTTCTTCTTTTTCTTCTGAATCTAATTCTTCGTCAGCTTTTTCCTCTTCGGAAACTTCCTCTTCGTCAGCTTTTTCTTTAGACATTTCTTCGTCAGCCTTTTCCATTTCATCAGCTTTTTCCATTTCATCGACATCCATTTCGTCTGCCTTTTCCATTTCGTCTGCTTTTTCCATTTCGTCTGCTTTTACGCCCATTTCCTCAGAGTTCATTTCTTCCTCTTCGTCCATGTCTTCTTCGTCTAATTCTTCAGCTATCTTATGAGAAAGCATTGATTGAAGTTTTGGAGTGAAGGCTTCTTCTAAGGCCATCTTTGCGTTTGCTAATGCAGTTTCTTTTACTGCCTTTGCGTCAGCGATTGCCTCTTTTAATAAATCAGATTTAGCCATTTTTTGCTCTCCTTAATTAAATTTGGATAATAAGATTATTGGGAATCTTAATAACGATTGTTATTATAAAAATAAGTGACCACTCATTGGGGAGTGGTATTGTGTTCGGTAATAAATATAGGTCAAATAGTAAAAACGATTAAGTGTTTACCATTTTATTTAATCTACTGACCTAATTCTTCTTATATACTCTTTACGGATAGCGTCCATCTTTTGTTTTCTTTTAACTGCAGATGGTTTTATAAATTCTTTTCTGTCTTTAACTTCTTGTAAAACATTTGATTCTTTAACTTGTCTTTTCCAAAACTTAAGTGCAGCTTCAATGTTTCCGTTAATTACTTTTGCAGCTTTGAATTTACCAGGAACAATCATTTGTTCCCTTCTTACTTTTTTGTATCTTTTGTTCATATATAAAAATTATAAGTTCTATCAATATTGACAGTTGTTAATAAATATAAAAAATAATTTAATGAATGTATTCTTTATTAATTCTTTTTAACCAACTTGTATCTTGGAAAAATAAATCCGGCTCACCTATTATTCTGACAACTGCCTCTTTAAGGTCACCCCACTCATGTCCCCAATCATGTCCACCTATTATTCCATTTTGTTTTAGTTTGGGTAAAAACATTTTTAAATCATTTAGTACACTATTGTAATCATGTGCACCATCAATGTATATAAAGTCATAATCATTATCATCAAAATTATTATTTACATTGTAACTAAAATCTTTATGTAAAGTAATATTATCAAAAAACCTTGTATTGATTTTAAATTCATTTTCAACTTCGTCCCAAGTATAGTTATACATTTGATTAAACTCTTCTTCTCCTGTAAATGGTTCTATACAATGTATTTCTTGAAATATATCAGAACTTGCAAACATCATTGTAGATTCACCCATATACGAACCAATCTCTATCATTCGTGCATTAGTATTAGGTATCATCTTATTTAGTTCGTAGAGCATATCTGTAAACCCTAAGAAATATTGATTACCTTTTACACCACCACTCCATTCTCGTGGGTAATTAAATCTAAGAGTTCTTTTTAAACCTTTCATAGTAAAATCCGTTTTGAAAATCTTTTCCAATTGATTTGTTTGAATAAACACATAGATATGCTCTTCGTGGATAGTTAGATATGTTTTTTTCTGAACTATGTAGAGTATTTCCTTCGACTAATAATATATCACCTTTTTCGGGATACAATGTTAACCAACCTTCATTGTAAACTTTTATTGCACCATTCTCTTTTGTAAAATCGTCAAGAACTAACATACAATTAATTGTTAGTAAACTTTCATCATTAGGGTGTGGACCATATTGATTATCACGATGGGGTTCGAAGTCAAATTCTTCATGAGGTTCTTTAACTACAATTTGGTCATTAAATAAAAATGGATTAGGAATGTACTCAGTAATTATGTCGTACATAAATTTTGATGTGTATATATCAAATAGTTTTTTATTTTCTAAATGAGAACATATTGGACATTTAGACGCCATGTCTAATCCTTTCCAATAAACTCCTGAACCATTTGATTTGGGTCTTCCCTCGTAAGGTTTGATTCTTTTCTTAACTTCTAAAGTATACTCTTGTAAATACTCTATTATGTTTTGAGGGATTTTGTTTTTTAATAACTTAAATTTCAATTAAATAAATTTAGAGGGTTATGATGATAGGTCATCAACTTTTTCTTTAAACTCAATAAATGCTTTTGCAAATTCTTTTTTTGTCTTAGGGTCTAACTTATTGATATTCTTAAGTGCTTTCTTATACATGATAGAAAGGTCTACTGATATGTCTTGTAAGATTTCTGCTTTGTCCATTACTTTACTTTACCACTTCTTTGCAACTCTTCTGCTGCACCTATTACATAACGCAATGCAGTTCCAAGGTCTCTGTTCATATATTTAGCAATCTTTTTAACTGCCATCATTACGATTCTTTTTTCTTCAGTAGAGTATCCTTCGTTAACATAGTGTCCCTCATTTACTGATTCCATAAATACAGTTCTACCATATCCGTCTTCAATAGAAACTCCTCTACCCTTATGCTTTTTATTGTACTTGTGATACATCTTAATCGCATCTTCAACTTTGTCATAAGATTTTGGTGAGTGGTCAACCACTTTCTTACTCATGTTTCCATGTCTAACAATAATAGTGTATGGACCACCTCTTTCTTTTTTCTTGATGGAGTTTTTGATTTCTGAATCTGAAACTTTTTCGTCTATTGATTTAGACTCATTTAATATGTTTTTTAGTTTAATCATTTTATTAGGTCTTTCAACTTCATTGATTTAGATTCGTTTGTAAATTCTTTTGCATTTTCTTTATCATCTTTGTCAACTGACTTTACAGGATATTTTTTACCATCTACTTCAAATTCATTTTCTCCTTTAGCAATCGCTTTAGCTCTTGCAGCGCCAAATTCGTTTCCTTCTTTAATTTCATAATATTTCGAAAGTACTTCACCGATTTCATCATAAGTGGACTCCAATCTCTGTTGTAGTGTATGAACCTCTGTTAAAGTCTTTTGGAAAACTTTAAAAGATTCGTTCATAGATTTCATGTGTCTATTTACTGTAACTCTATCAAACCAATCACCTGTTTCTTCAAGTGTTACTTTGTTTGCGTTTTCAACAATACCTTTAATAGCAGTATATGTTTCCATAAGGTCACCATTACGATAAATTGTTTCACCAAATTTCTTGTATGCAGATACGGCTTCAAGAAATGCTTTCTTTTCTTCAGAAGTCATTTTTTGTTCTTTTTCTTCTTCACCGATATTTAGTCTTCTATAATCTTTAGTAGATTCTTTTAATAAGCTTTTTAATTTCATAATTAGTCCCTATCTAAAAACACTCACAATATCCACCAACTTCACAAATGATGTCTCTCATGATGTTTTGTGCTTTGTTATACCTATAAGTATCCTGTTTTCTCTCAATACCTTCTTTTAATACACCTTCATTTTTTGGTGACATAAACGCCCCATGAGTTGAAGGGTTAGATACAAAGTCCCAACAAATTAGTTCAAAATCATTTTCTACTGCAACAGTACCATCTTCACTAATCTGTTTTACTGAACCCATACCTCTTGATGAAATACCAACTGTACATCCTGCGTTGATTATTTCTTGTAATATTTTTCCTGCGGGTGTATTTAAAATTTCTACTGTTCCAACCACATCGTCACCACGCCATTTCACATCTCTTACAATATGAGATGTATTTTTTAATTCAACTACTGAAGACTCTGGGTGGTCAAGTTCACCATATGCTCTATTCTCAGCAATTTCTCTACCCATGTACTTAGTAACTTCTCTTTTTAAAATATCTTTTGGATATACTCTACCATTTTGATTTTTAGCGTTTGCTCTTTGTAAAACACCATTAACCAGAAATCTACCATGTTGATTTTTTGCCTCAGCCAACATAGTAGGAGTCACTTCAAATATCATTGTATCAATAAGTAATTCTTTCATCTAGCCTTCCCATTGTTTTTTCTTACGATATAAATCAAAAAATACTCTAGCCAATTCGTGACGAATTAACTTTCTGATTTGTTGGATATCATTTAGTTCCAACTCCTCATTTAGAGTTCTTTTATTTTTACATCCACAAGACATATTATGCACTCAATTCTTTTAGTTTGTGTGCAACTTTTAACATTCTTTCAGATATTTTTCCAAATCTTTTTTGTGTAGATTTCCAATACTGACCATTGTGAACACCCATTTCGGTTTTCAGCTTTGAGTTTTGGTTTACAATTTTAGTAATTTCCCACATCAATCTGTTAATCTCTTTGATTGAGGTATTTACTTTTTGATGAGCTTTCATTGAGTCATCTCTTTTGTAATCACGATAACTAGCTTCAACTATCTTTTCTAACTTGTCTTCAATCTTACTAACAGATTCTAATTTTTTAAAATGTTTGTTAGTTTTTTTTGATTTTTTATATCCGAAAACTTCTATGTGGTCATTATCCATGTCATCCTCATCTTTTGCAAAAGCATAAGGAGTTTTTGGTGGACCTGCGCCTCCATCTAAATTACCTGTAACATTTGCTTCATCCTGAGTTTCTTCTTCCTCTTCTTCTTGTCCAAGTAGAACAGACTTTTTCTCTTCTAACTCGTCAAATCTTTTATCAAGTTGTTCAAGTAAAAATTTAGACATTATTTTCTCCTTAGTTCTTCTAATAGTTGATTATATCTTAAAAGAGCCAATACTTGATTTTCGTTAACTACTTTATGCTTAGTTAATTCTCTTATAAGATTTATAGTTTCGTTAAGTTTGATTTGAGTAACTTTATCATTAAGTTTAATTGATTTTAATTCTCTTTTTAATCTAGCGACTTCAGAAACAACAAATTTTCTTAAATTTTGAGAGTTGTCAATATTATTGATGTAATTTTTCAATATAAGTTGTTGAGATTCTGATAAACTTGAATATTTTGAATTAAATGAATCGACTAAAAATTTATAAGCCAATAATCTAACTTCTTTTGGTTGTTTTGCATACTCTTTATTAGATGTAGTTTCAGTTACTACAACTTTTTCCGTTGTAATAGCTTCAAATATTGTATTTTTACAATTTACATATTCTTTTGGTGAAGATGATTCTGTATTTTCAAATAATTTGTATGCCGATGCCAATTCTTTGTAATTGTTAACTCTATACTTAAAAAAGTCTTCAATTATATATGAATCTTTTATTGATTTAATCAAATTATATTTTTCTTTTTTAAGATTTGTCTCATTTAGTTTTTTTCTTTCTTTCAAAACTATATTTAAAAACTCTTGTGCTTTATATTGTGAATCAAAATTCTCTTTTGTAAGAGCTTGATACAATTTTAGTTCTGTTGCGAGTTGAGAACCTTTTTTAAAATGTCTTTTTATAATTTGAGTTGCATAGCAGGGTTTATCTGATAAAGTATCAGAGGCAATTTGTCTGACTAATAGTTCAAACAATATACCTGTGTTTTTAAATTTACTATGTTTTAATTTGCTCATTATTATTACCTTGTTATTAACAACTACAATATAAATATCTAAAAAATAACTAAATCGTGTCGTCTATTAAATTCTTCTCATCTAATAACCCACCATCATCACTATGTTTAGAGTCATCTTTCAAAGATTCTAATATAACTTTCTTAGTTTTTCTCTTCATTTTACCGAGAGAGTTGTTAAGTGCCTCGGCTTGTTCATACGCCAATGGCGATAGTTTATTTTTAGTATATGACTTCTCTGGTTTAGCGGCTCTTCTATTAATTTTCTGACCTAAAGGGTCTCTACCGAATGGATTATCATCCGTTTTGTAGTTACCAGCTTTAGGTGGTCTTCCTGCACCATCAAACCCACCTTCAGGTGCGCCAGGTTCAGTTGGAACTCCTGCATTTCCGTATTCATTTTGTGAATCATCCTCACCATCACCATTTTGTTGTATCATGGCTAAATCATGTGGAGTACCAAACGATTCTCCTGATTTAATTGGGTCATTACCTTCAGATTCAATCTGTTCATGTCTAAATCCAAGCTTAAGGTCATTTATTACCTTACCTTGTTCAAGTTTCCACTCATCATCTGACATATTAAAGATGTTTTTGTATACCCACTCTTGAGATACCATCTTAAGGTCTTTTAAATCACTAGCCAATCTTGTTTTTTCACTCCAAAGATTTGCTTTTTCTTGTTCGTATATGATTGATGGGTTTGTTAACTCTAATTCAAAGTTAACTAAGTCAGCATTTTCATATCCTTGTGAATATAAATGAATAATAGCAATCTTTGTTAATTCAGATAGTATGATTTTTTGTAATCTTTCAACAGTTCTTGCGAATCTAATGTCCTCTTGTGCTAATGTTGCTTTACCTTCAACACCTTCTTCGTATCCAATAAATGCTTTTGGAACTTTTAGTGCTGCTAACATTCTATTTTTTAAGTATTCAACATCATCAATACCACCAAACTCCATTCCTTGTAAAGAATCAATCTCAGTACCACTTTGACCACCTCTTACAGGCAGATAATAGTCTTCTAACATATTCATTAAGTTAAACTTAAGATTGTAGTCACCTGTATTTTGGTCTAAGTAAGGAACTTTCTTCATTTGGTCAATAATACTTCTCATGTGATTATCAACTTCACTTGGTGGAATGTTACCTACATCAATTTTAAAGATTCTTTTCTCTGGCGCTCTCATAATTCTATGAATCATCATTGCGTCTTCCATAAGAGTTAATTGTTTCCAAGTCTTTCTTGCACCTTCTAATAGTGAACGACCATATGGTAGGAAGTTTGTATCTGCCATAAGTCTAAAATGTGCCATTTGATAAAATTCTAAGTAATCTGCTTTTTTATTTGAAGCTACACCATGTGCTGCACCTGCCGAACCTAACTTAAATCTTACTTCATATGGATTTTCAGGATTAAATCCTTCTTCTCTTTCTATTTCATATGCTGAAAGTGGTGATACATTTACGATTCCAACACCTTCTTCGATATCAAGGTGTAAGAAATAGTCACCATACTTGTTCATACCTCTAATCCATGACCATAAGTTGAACTCAATGTTCAATACATCATAGAAAAGGTTGTGTAATATCTTTTTTACATTTTCATCATTGGTTTTAATTCTCAGTACATCACCCATATCATTTTTTAGGGTACATTCGTCTGAGTATATATCTAATACAGATGCGATAATTGAATCTTTGTCCATCGCCTCATAATCTGTATATAATTCCAATTTGTTTGAGTGGTAGTTAAACTGATTATTGTAGGTTTCCCAATGTTTTCTTGTGGTATGTAATCTACCGAACCTATCATAATATGATGAACTTCTCAAGTTACCTTGTGATTGTAGTCTTTGGGTATCGATAGCTTGTGTATTACCTTTACCGATTCTACGAACCACAACCTGAGTGTTGAATAGTTTCTTTAATCTACCAAATAATGATTTATCTGCCATAATTTTAGTTTCTAATTATATAGTATACTTATACAATCTATAAATATACAAAAAAAATAGTTTATATCCAAATTTTATAACAACCAAGTTAAATCTTGGTCATTACCATGTAAATCCTTCTGTTTCCAAGGGTCTTTTCCAAGATTTCTATTGTTATAAACACCTGGTTGGTTTCTTTTTATATGAGTTAGAGTTGTTCTTGTTAAATCCATTCCTTGTTGTCTTAATTTTAATGCAGTATCTCTTACCCAAAGGCCCGTAGAAAATGAAATAACTAAATCATCATTATAACCTCTTTGTGCCTCTGCTCGGGATCCCGACCAAATAAAAACGAACAATTCGTCTATTAATCTTTTTGAACGAATAACAGGAGTTCTCTCCCTCATGTATGTATCTAACTTAGATATAACAAGTGGTCGTGTTCTACTTGTCATTGAAAAGCCAGGAACCATATCATCTTTTCTTTTTAAATCAAATCCTTTTCTAAGGTGAATATCTTCATCGATATAACCTAAGTCTCTATATGAGTAGTATAGATTAGTATAGTTTCTATCAATAATTTCTTGTATTACTGCCCAACCTATATTTGCATTTTCAACCACAAGTAATGCATTGTTCCAATCAGTTGCAACTGAAGTTAAAAATGCACCATATTGTTTTGTTTCGATTTTACCTTTATATTCAGCAACTTGTTCCACACTCTCGACATCAAAAACATGAAACGCAGAATAGTCAGTAGAATCCCCACGAGCAACATCAGCCACAACAACATAGTCACGAGAATAATTAGGATAATCCCATAACCAATAGTTACCATCAAAACCTCTTTTTTCAATAGGGTCTTTAACATGCGTCTCTTCATACCATTTTAATGTTGAACCTTCTACTACTGTATAACCTGAAGATATGAAGTCACAATCACATTCTTGTGCTGCTCCCTTCTCACCTAACAATTTTGTTTGTTGTTCTCTCCATTGTTGGTCTCTTTCAGGGTGAACTGACCAATGTAGTTCTATCGGATTCCATTGTTCACCACCTTGACCTTGTAACCATATTTTATGAAACCAATTACCAACACCATTTGGAGTTGATAAAACTATTGCGCCACCACCCGTTGATAATGTTGATTGTGATGAAGTCCAAATGTCTTCTACATTATCAATGAAAGCCGCCTCATCAATTACAAGTAACGATAGTGCTTCAGAACGACCAGCGTCACCTGCTGCAGATGTTGCTTTAATTTGAGAACCATTTTTTAATCGTAATGATAGTTTGTTATCTTCTTCTGTATTACCCCTTAACCACGATGGTAAGTTTTGGTGCATGAATCTAACTTTAGTAACTAAGTTTTTTGCAACCTCTTGTTTAGTTGCAATTACTAAAACATTTTTATCTTCATGAAACAACATCAACCAGAGTGAATATCCGGCTGATAGTGTTGATATACCTAATTGTCTTGATTTTAAAATTACATTGAATCTGTTTTCAGATACTGCGTCCATCAAGTCTTCTTGAAAATCATATAGATTAAAAAGAATTTTACCACGAGATGGATGTTGAATGTAACAATACTTTTTAAAAAAGTATACGGGGTCTTTAGCACATTTAATGTACTCTTCTTTGATGATTTGTTTTATTGGCTTTGCCATACATTTACTTTTTATCCCTGTCTTTCTTAAGTGAAATCTTCCAATACATTCTACCAATTATGATTGGTTGAAAATTTTGATTTACACCTAAGCCCAACCCATAAACATTATCTCTTTTTGATTTGTAAAGTAAATCACCAGATAAAAAGTTTATTTGATTTTTATTACCACCGAGACTTACCCCACCAAAGAATTTGGCTCTATTAAGGTAAATCTCATTAGTAATAGTTGTGGTGGGTATTAATACTTGGGAGTCAAAGTTTCTGCTGAATATTTTATTCTGAGATATAGTATCTATAATAGTAATGTAACCCAATGAATCTAATTTAAGAGTATCTTGATAGACATACTTGCTATAATAATCTTTTAAGATTTCAAGGGTATCGATTTTAGATTTTAATACTATTGTATCTGTAATTGTCTTTGTTTCTATTCTTGTTTTGTATTTTGGTACATAGACTTTTTTCTCTACTGTTAAAGTGTCATATCGTGTTTCCACCTTAGTAACAACTTTTTCAGTAACGACATCGTCACCACCACCACAAGTTTTTAACAAAAGTAATATACAGAGGACAATGATAATTAAATTTTGGAGTTTAGTTCCAACATTCTTAAATAGTCCCATTACTATATGCTCCTACGAGTTTATTTTTTTGTTGATTTTTTTCTAGGTTTTCTTCCTTTTCTGCTTTTTCCTTTTGCAGCAGATACAACATCTTTAGTTTGTTTACCAACTTCTTTTACTGCGTCAGCAACATCACCTATTTCTTCTTTTACTCGTTTTGCTCTTCTTTTTACTTCTTTAGCAACTTCTTTAACATCTTCCACTGCGTCTTCAACCTCATCTGGTATGTAGTCGCCATCTCTGTCATTAATTTTTCCTTGCTTGTAGAAATAATAGTATACACCTGCCCCAACAAGTAATACACCTAAAATAATTAAAAATGTAGTCATAATTTGTCCGTTTTTTGATTGTTAATTAAACTTTGATTACTAATATAAATATGGGAATAAAATTAATTAATCCCTTTTGGTATTTCTCTACAATATTCTTCTAGCTTTTCCAATATGTCAAAGTATGATTGTATTTTTAAATATTGTATAAAATCGTTATTTGCTGATATTAAATTCTTTTTTAGACTATCCCATTCTGAATACAAATTCATATTTGCCTCTTTATCAGCTCTATCATAAAAGTTCTTTGCGTCTAATAGATGAAATATTTGTCCTGATATTTCTTCTAGTAATTTTTTTGGTTCTATGTTGTATACTTGGTGATTGAGTCCTAATGGAAACGACATTGCGGTTGTTAATGATTGGGTTGCAAATCCTTCTATGTGATTACCAAACTCATCGTGTTTTTTATCCCAAATCATCGAAGATAGTAACCAATGTTCTATTGTTCTTGCCTCACCTTGAATTATATAGTCGAGTGGTTTTTTAGATGACTTACTTTTATTTTCTAATGCAAATTCAAAATACCTATCTGTATATTCTTTTACAAAGTCTAAATCAGTAAATGCAAGTACTGATGTGTTTATTGGGAGTGAGTTTAAAAAACTAACTTTTTCTCTATCAGTCCATTCAAAACTTTTTGGTTTGTTTATTGTAGTTGGAAATGGATATGAGGTTGAAGATACTGGATATAAAAAAGATACTTTCGCTCTTTCTAATATATCATCTGACATATTGTGCAATACCACATCTGTATCTAATATACAAAATGGTTCTTTCTGATGTTTCATAACCCACAATTTAGTAGAGTTTAAATAATCTTTTGATAATTTTTTTGTAGGGAATGATTCAAGAACTTCTGTATTGATGTTATCATATAATTTATCCATACCAAGTTTTTTATACTCAGATAAAGTATATTTGTCTACATATAATTCAATACTTGATTTAGTTGTTGATTTAAGTTTTAAAACACTAAGTAGTTGTGTTAATAATTCCAAATCATTGAGAGATTTTCCCTCTTCTAATTTGTAAGAGTGAATGTACTTCATAACTTTTTGTTTAGTTTTATATAAATATTAAAATATTTTTAATGAATTACCAAGTTCTACAAGCCCAATATCTTGCCTTGTGTCTTGGACCAGGATTGTCACAATTATGCCTTGACCTAAATGCTTTTCTTCTTGCAGGGTCAGACTTTTTAATTCTCATGGTTTTTTCACCACCTTTACCTTTGTGACCAAAGTTTACTTTTACTACATTACCTTTTGGATTCTTAACATAGACTTTAAACTTTTTAACATCACCTTGCATTATCTTTCCAAGTTTTACATCACGACCTTGATACTCTGCTTCATTGACATCTGATTTGTATTCTTTCATAAATTCTACAAACTCTTTGACATCTTGGTAATTTTCTACATCATATTCTTCGATTGATTCTTTTTTACCTTTTTTACCTTTTGCTTTGTATCCACTTGCGAATGCTGCTCTTCGTTGTGCGTCACTTGCAAATCCTTCATAGATAGATTTAAGATACTTTAAAAACTCTCTGTCGTTTTTCATATCTTTAAAATCATCATCTTTAAATACATTCTTGATAAAATCTCTTGCGTCTTTAGAATTTTGTCTGATGAGGTCTAAGTTGGAAAATACACCTTCTGCCATTGTAGGTTTGTCTGCAACATTAATTACTTTGTTTTGTTTAATGTATTCAACTGCGTCTTTGTAATCAACCTTAAATTTATCAGCTAACTTTTTTATATTTTTTGGTGTGAACTGATTAAATTTTAATCTATCTAATACTTTATCAAATGCAGATGGAACAAAAAGTGTTTCGTTTACTGATTCTTCAATGTATCCTTGTTTTTTTAAATCTTTTCTAAATGACTCTAAGTCTTTTTTGTTTTTAAAAATTTTGATACCAAAGAAATCACTTCCGTCTTTGTGTTTTTGTTTGCCATCGTGATAAGAGATTGTATATTTTGATTTACCAATACCATCTTGTTGTCTAAATCTTTTTTTACCTTCATCAATACCTTTGATTTTCTTTTGGGTCATCATTACTTTGTACCCATCCTTTTTCATATCAGCCATAAACTTTTGAGCCATCTTTTTATCGGCGTAAGCTGCGAATGCAGGTTTGATAGGTTTAGGTCCTTTTCCGTATGCAACAACAAATGCTTCATTTACTGATTCGTTTGTTCTATAAACTTGTCTTACAACTTTTCTATTTTTTACTAAATCAATATATACATCTAAACCTTTTCTTTCCATATCCTTTTTGAATTTAGAAAATAAATCATCATTATATTCAGAATCTCTTATTGTCTTTACAACTTTTTTACCTTTAGTTGCATATGCGACATACTCTTCATTTTCGTTTACTTTTTTATACCCACTACCATATGGTGCTGCTTTACCATCGTGATTGTTTACTGCATTTTCTTTTCTAACCTTAGCTACTTTAAATGCGACATTAACCATTTTAGGTAAAGGTTGTGATGCGAAGTTTGCTTTTACATTAGGTTTTCTTAGAGCGTCATATACTGCAATTACTGCTGAAGCTGACATCATATCAACTCTCATCATTTTACCACTCTTTGGGTCTTTGATTTTTTTGTTTTGTTTCTTGTTAACAATATCTCTTAACTGAGAAATTACTTCAGGTTCTTGAACTTCATTTACAAATGATTTTGCGTAAGGATTAGAAATCACTTGACCTAACTCAGGCGTGAATCCATATTTGTCTTCCATAAATGATTTAA